CAGATGAGTAAAACAAATCTGTTTCGCGATGTAATACGGCCAACGCCTAAGCAAAAAGAATTCTTGCGGGCAGTAAAGCAAAATATATACACGCTATATGGTGGCGCTGCTGGTGGTGGTAAATCGTATATACTCCGTTGGGGTTTAATATGGCTTTTGATTGATTGGTTTATTCGAACGGGAATTAAAGGCATACGCGTTGGATTATTCTGTGAGGACTATCCAAGTTTAGATGATCGTCAAATATCCAAAATCAAAATGGAGTTTCCAGAATGGTTAGGCAGTTATAAAGAAAGTAACCATGAATTCACATTGAACGATGAATTAGGCGGCGGCGTTATTTGTTTTCGTAACTTAGACAAGCCAAGTAAATATCTATCTAGTGAATTCGCTGCTATTGCTATTGATGAGTTAACCTTAAATAGTCGCGACGTGTTCGATTTCTTGCGTATGCGGCTCCGCTGGACTGGCATAAGTGATACAAAGTTAATAGCTGCAACAAATCCGGGTGGCAAGGGCCATATGTGGGTTAAAGATTTATTCATTGATAGAAACTTTACAAAAGAAATGCAACCGTTCGCCGATAAGATTGCATATATCCAAGCAAGGGCAAGCGATAACCCCCATCTATCACAAAGTTATATAGATGCACTTAATACGTTGCCGGAAAAGCTACGTAAGGCGTATCTGGAAGGCGATTGGAATATATTTGAAGGTCAAGTGTTTACAGAATTCCGAACAGATAAGCACGTTATAGAACCGTTTGAAATTCCGCATCATTGGCAACGGTATCGTTCAATGGACTGGGGTTATACAAAACCATATGCAGTATATTCCTATGCGGTTGATTATGACGATGTGTTATATATCACCGGTGAATATTACGGGTGTAAGCCGGGTATGCCGGATACTGGTACACAGGAAACCGCGCGGGAAGTCGCACAAAAGATAGAACACTTGAAAGACTATCAAGGTGTAGCAGACCCCGCAATATGGCAGCGAACAGGCCATGACGGGCCAACGATTGCGGAAATATTCGCAACTGAGGGCGTGTATTGGGTGCGTGCTGATAATGATAGATTGGCCGGACTTATGCAAGTACATCAAAGACTTAAAGAAGGTAAGCTGAAGATATTTAGTAATTGCGTGCATCTAATACGCACGCTGCCAGCTTTAACATACGATAAAATCAAGGTCGAAGATGTAGATACAAAACAAGAAGATCATGCATATGATGCGGTGCGTTATATGTGCATGGCGCGTCCTGTTAAATCGGTTAAACCAGATAAGCCATTTAATGACGGTTATAAATATGTTGATGATAGCGAAGGAGATATAAGCGCATGGGGCGTATGAGTGAAAGGGCGTTACGTGATTACGCCTTTAAGGTTCTAAAATCGGAATACGGCGAACGTGAAGAAAAGGGCGTTATTATTCCGGCTAAGTATACAGATGCAGAACTAGCGGAATTTGCTAAAGCAATGCCGCAATGGCAATTAGAACAGATGTACGATATGATTTATGGTTCTGAAATGGTGGAGTAATGGATATAGAACAAACAACATTTGATATATACGAAGCAAAACAAAATGTAAAAAGTGCATTAGCCGCCACGTCAGAATGGCGCAAGGCTGCTGCCGAAGATTTTGCCTTTATGCAAGGTAAGCAATGGCAAGACGGCGACTTAAAGAAAATGCTCGAAGCTGGACGGCCAGCAATTACGATTAATAGAATTAGACCGGTTATTAATCTGTTATGCGGTTATGCATCACAGAACGAAACGGAACCGGACTTTTTACCACGTAGTGAAGAAGATGATAGAATAAGCCGGGTCGCGAAAGGTATTACAAAATACTGTTTAGACCGTGCGAACTATCAACGCAATAAGGGCAAATGTTTCCGTGATAAGATTATTTGCGGTTTAGCCAATTACTGGGTAAGTTATGAATTTGACTATACGAAGTTAGACGGCACTATTCAAATTGAACGTGTTTCTCCGTTTGATGCTTTCATTGATCCGGAATGTAAGAAAGACGATTTAAGCGATGCCCAATACGTAGGGCGTTATAGCTGGGAAAGTACTGCCAAGTTAAAACAGATTTATCCGGAAAAGGTTGACGAAATCAACGCATTAAAAAGCCGATATGACGAAACCGAACAGGAAGCCGGTATTATTGAAACAGTAGACGGCGAAGCGTTATGGTATAGCAGTAACTACAATAAAATCCGTGTAGTGCAGTATTGGTATAAAGAATACAGTAAAAAGAACGTATACATGACAAAAGAGGGGCTAATTGATGAAACTAACCCGTTATTTGTTGTATTAATGGCTACAGGCAAGAAACCTACCAGCATACCAGATACTAAAATCAGATATGCAACGTTCGCCGATAGTGTTCTATTGGAAGAGGGCGAAAGTCCTTATAAGCATGGTAAATTCCCGTTAGTACGTGAATATTGTTACTATACCGGCGAATTGGTAGATGATGAATTGGAACCGGCTGGCGTAGTGCGTGATATTAAGGACGCGCAACGTGAATTAAACAAAAACCGAAGCCAACGCATGCACGTTGTAAACCAACAATCATTAGGCGTTAAATTCTGGCAAGGTCAATTCACGGAACAATTAAAGAAAACTATCAAGAATGATAGTACAAAACCGGGCGCCAATATATTCCTACCGCCGGGCGTTTCCTTTGTAGACGGTACGCCGGCAATGGATAGCAATATTAATATTAGCCTTGAACAACAATCAAGCAATGATTTTTATGCTATTTCTGGAATTACTCCGGAAAGCCTTTCCGGTAGCGTTGGCAGCATGAGCGGCAAGGCAATCGACTTGCGGCAATCTGTTACAACTGTTCAAACGGCTGGCATCTTTGAACAGTCGAAGGAAGCAGAACGGCAAATAGTAAAACTGTTATGGGGCGAGAAAAATGCACCGGGTTTAATTCCACAATTCTACAACGAAGCAAAAGCAATGCGCATTATGGGCGATGACGGGCAAAAGGAATTTGTACAAATTGCACCGGGTTTAAATCAACCTATGCAAGAGCAGATTTTAACCGATGCATTAGGGCAGCCACAACGTGATGCGGAAGGCAACCCAATCAAACAAGTACTATATGATCTATCCGCCTTTGATTTTGATATTGTAATCACTACAAGCCAAGCAAGCGCAACGGCAAGACGTGCTAACCTTTATCAATTATTGGAAGCTAAGAAGTCCGGCGTTGATATTCCTATGGATATCATTCTTGATTTCATGGATTTCCCAGAAAAAGAAACGGTTAAGAAACGCATGCAAGAAGCGGCAGAAAAGCCGGCTTTACCAGAATTGCGTGTTAGTGGTTCGCTTGACGATATGCCAGCGGAAGCATTGAGCATGTATTTACAAACGTTAGGCGTACAGATTTCACCACAACAAATTATGGCGGAACGGTTAGCCTTGAAAGGTAAACAACCAAACATTCAAAATACACCGCAAATTATGCCGCCTATGAACGATTTAGGCACTATGTAATATAAACTATCAACACAATAATAAACGCTCCGTAATGGGGCGTTTTTTATATTCTCGCCCTAAGTAACGGCGTTAAAAGGCTTGCTTATACATTATCGCCCGGCAACGGCGTTAAACTGCCATATTTCTTTATTCGTCCGGCAATGACGTTAAAAGGCTAAGGAGTATTAGATATGGAAAAAGATTTAGTTAATATCGAAGATGCTGGTTTCACTCCGGAAGATTTAGAAAATGCGGGCGTGAACGTTGAAGAAAATACCGAAGAAACGGATACACAAGAAGCAACACCAGATGAACCCTCTACAACTGATACAGTGGAAAGTGATGCGAATGATGCGGAAGTAGATGCAGCGGCGCCGAACACTAACGAAGAAGAACCGGAACACGAAGAAAACCATACAAACGATAACAATCTAAAAGCGGCACTTGCACAGGAACGCGCAAGACGTAAAGCGGCTGAAGAACGCGCAAGACAATTTGAAGCGCAACAAAGACCGATTACGTTGCCAGATAGCGAAATATCTGATATTCGGGACTTTGTACGCCGTGAAGCATTAAAACGCTTTAATTTAACGGCGGAAGATTTAGAAAGTCTTATGTTTGAAGATGTAAACAAATACAACGATTTCATTCGTTTTGAAGCTAACGCAGAATACACGATCACAAATCAACAGTTAGCAGTACACCAACAAAGACAAACAAATCTAAATTTCGTAAATGAAATTAAATCATTACCAAATTTCGGGGAACTATATCAACGCGGATTAGAAAAGCTAAACGGAATGACGATGCGCGATGCACAACCGATTAACGATGCTTTTTATCGTGTTGATATCGGCGAAGGTACGGAAGCCGATTTTGAAACTATCAGAAAGTTTGTTACAGAATTGCAAAATGAACGGGCGACAAGTACCGAAGTACCGAACAACCCTTTACAAGTTGCGGCGACGTTGCCAAAAGCTGGCGCGTTAAATGGTGGCGTTCCTACACCTAACAAGGTAACGGAAGAAGATATTTTGAAAGCGTACCAAACAGGCAACCTTGATGCATTGCCGGACGATGTACGCAAATATTTTGACGAATTATAAGAGGTAAAACATGGCAGACCAAAGAAACCAAGTAAATATTCCAGCGGCTTTAGTACCTAAAGTGTGGGCTAAAAAAGTATGGCATGAAGGCGTAAAAGATAGCTATTTTGATAAGTTTACTGCAATGGACGGTTCCAACGTAGTGCACCAAAACAAAGACTTAACAAATGTTAAAGGTGATAGCGTAGTATTCGGCTTGATGATGAACCTTAGCGGTAGCGGCGTAGAAGGTAACCGCGCTAAATTATCTGGTGCAGAAGATAGCTTGAACATTTACGATTTTACAGTACAAACTCAACTTGTACGTAATGCGGTATCCCGTTTTGAAGCGGACGACCAAAAAACACAATATGACATGTTAAAAGAAATTAAAGTTGTTTTGAAACAATGGTTATCTGATTGGTTAGATAACAAGTTGATTGAAAAATTAACTACTAGCAATACGGCCAATGAAACAATTTACGCAAGCGCTGCCGGTACTATTTCCAGCATTACGGCGAACGATAAATTAACAACAACACTCATTTCCCGTGCTAAACGGAAAGCAATGATGCACGCGCCAAAAGTGCAACCGATTAAAATTGACGGCATGGATAAATATATTATGCTTGTATCTCCGTGGGCGGCTAAAGATTTGAAAGATGATCCAAAATGGTTGGCTGCACAACAAAACGCAAATGTTCGCGGTTCTAAAAACCCTATCTTCACAGGTGCGTTAGGCGAATACGACGGCGTTGTTTTGTACGAATACGAACGCGTAATAACTAGTGCTTCTGGCGCGAGCGGTGCTAATGTATGCAATAACTTGTTATTAGGTAAGCAAGCAGCATGTTTCGCAGTAGCGAGACCAGCCAAACACATTGAACAAACAGACGATTACGGCAACATCGCCGGTAATGGTATTGCGTTCTATGGTGCAGTTGAAAAAACAAAATTCAACATGGCTGATTATGGCGTAATCGCCGTTAAAACTGGCGGTGCAGTAGAACGCTAATTTTTGAATTATGGGCGGGGTGATACCCGCCTTTATTCTTATATGGGGTGAATATGAACGTAAAACAAGTTATCAATAGGGCGTTCATGCAGATAGGCGATACACCACAGGAACAATATACTCCGTACCATTTGTTAGAGTATTACAACGAAGGCAATCACTTATTAAATGCCCTTATCGGTCAGTACTGCCCTAGTTTGGCACAGGCAACGCACGAAGATAACGGCACCGGACGGATTACGCTGCCCGGTCAATGTATCAGCGTGTTAAATGTCAAAGCCGATGATGCGGACGTACAGGCCTATCATGTATTGAATTTACAAACGATAGTATTTGATGCAGATCATGAGCAGAAAATAACCGTTGATTATATAAAAACTGCTGGGTATAAAAAGCTAGATGATGAAAGCGGACTACCGTCGGAACTAGAAACATTGTTAGTTGATTACATCGTGTATCGTGTTATGAACATGGATATTACCGGTATAACGGCGAATATGGTTAGTGCGTTGCAATCAATCAATGAAGGTTTGGGGAATAATGAAAGCGTAATTGCAGAAGGGTATTGGGGTTATGGTTGTAAGCGAATTGATTACTCTTGTTAATGTAGAGTCAAACGAAATACTTGACGAACAATTGGAATATATCCAGTACATTAACGCCGCTATTGATTGGCTAACTACCATTCTTGTTAGCATTAAAGACCGTGAAGTAGTTAAGAATACAGATATACCTAACCTAAAAGGCGTACCGTCCGACTTTATGGGGTTCGTTCCTAAGAGTGGTTATCCTATCCGCATCATTAACGGAACCTTTGAAACGTACGACGGGGAAACGGTTAAAGAAGTATTTTATAGTGTCCGGAAAAATCACGTTGACGATTTAGACGACCCTATTCCGTTTTCTGAATTCTTCCATCAATATTTAGTGCAGCTTATATCTTTCATGGTTAAAAAGAAATCGCTTATGACGGATTATGCTGCTTATGATAAACAATTCATTGACTACATAACGGAACAGATTAAGGCGGCAAGAGGTATAGCATAATGGGCGTTAAACAGGTGGCAACTACAAACGGGTTCCGGCTGGGCCTTGATTGGAGCAACCCGCCGGAGAATATCGACGTGCAAGCGCTAACACAGGCGCAACAATGCGAATTCGATAGAACAGACAACGCACTCCGTACCGTTCCGGGTATTCGTATATTGTATGATTTTGGACTACCAATAGAAACGCTATATCACGATGTGTACCGTAATAAGTGGTACTTTTCTAGTGGCCGAAATTTGTATGAAACCGATTTTAGCGGTAATACACTATTAGGCACATTGAATGGTACCGAACGGCCGAAATATCATGCGTTTGGTGGTGATATTCTCATCGCCAGCGGTGATAAACTGCAAGCCATTTCCGGTGCTGGTAAATTATCCACTATTGAAAGTCCGGCATGTGATATAGTATCAAGTCATTCCGGGCGTGTACTGATTGCATCGACTAATTCGCATAGGTTGAATTGGTCGGCAGTTGGCGACTATAACGCATGGAACCATAACAGTAATGATGCATCTAGTGCGCAATATGTGGACGTTGGGTATAAAGACCAAGGCAGCATCATTGCGATTGATTTTTTATCACGTGCAATTATCGTATACAAAGAATACGGGCGCGTGTATCAAGTCATTGGTACGCCAGATGCACAGAATTTAACTGTATATCCGTTATCCTCTACCGGTTATTGTAGTGGTGCGACGGTGAGCGTTGATGATCGTAGTTACTATTTAGGCAATCAAGGGTTCATGTCTTTTATGCCTACAAACACCTACGCAGAAATACAACCGTTTGAAACTGGCTTGAATATAAACTCTTATTTGTTGAAGTACATAACGAAAGATTGCGAAGTATGGCATATATCCAGTAGAAAACAAATCTGGATTAAACCATATAACGGCGATACGGTATTCATATATCACTACTTGCCACGATATGAGGACGGAAGGGGCGTTTTCACATCAAGAAAATTCACGCATAACATCAATGATGCGGTGAATGTGGATAAAGAAGTATACATAGCATACGGCAATAAGATTGGTATTCTTGATGAAACAATAGATACAGACGATACGAAACAAATCCAAACATCAATTATCAGCGGCAACAGATTGGCAACACGTCAATTTGTGTTGATTATGAACTATAATTTCGTAACACATAATCTTATTCCCGGTTATGGCACTATTGGCATATCGAATAAGAAGCCTAAGCCAATTAATTTTTCAAGCAAAGCAACAAAGACATACTATGCGAATGAAAAGCTATACGAAGCCAAAACATTAATGAATATTAATGAGTACACGAAAGCGTATAAAATTGGTGGCGGTGCAAATCGTAATGTACAATTTAAAATCAATGTTCAAAAGGGCGCTATTTCGTTACGCCAGTTAGATTATACGTATGAAGAGGTTTAAACATGGCATATAAAGAAAAATACCCTTTGGATATAACGCCACAGGGCGATACTGTACAAGATAGTATTAAGAAAAACCGCGATGAATTATTGAACGTTGCGCAACAAATAGAACTCAAAGCCGGCGGCGGTGGTGGTGGTACTGGTGGCGGTGGTGGTACTGGTGGCCTACGTAATAGGGTATTGAGTGGTAAAGTAAGCAATGGTGAATTCTCATTCTTAACCGGCGATAATTTAAGCGTAATGATTGACGGCAGCCAAACGCCTGTATTGTTATCATTCGCCGATGGTTTCAACGATTACGGCGCGGTTGATTATATCCAAACGATTAACCGTAAACAAAGCGTATGGAGCCTACCGGCTAATAGTACATCGTATTTATACGTTGAACGCTCCGCATCTGGTGGCTTAACTTATGGCAGTACAACACTTGAACCAATGCGCCAGCCTAATGCACCAGCAGCGGCAACGGATAAAATGTATTACAACACCACAAACGAAAAAATGTATGTGTATACTGGCACGTATTGGAAAGCTATATTGCGCGTGGTGGTAGCGGTTGCCGTTACAGATGCAACGCGTGTAAAGTCAATCAAGTATTATGATCCATACTTAAACACCGCAACAGATGCCGTAATTGGCACGCGTACGGTTGACGGTAAAGCGTATGAATTAACAGACATTCTAAATCAAATGGCGGAAGCCATTAAAAAGATTGCTGGTGATGCTAGTTTTACAAATAACCCAAGCCGTACATTAAAAACCATTACGGATACAGTAAACGGGTTAAGTAACGTATATTACAAGAAAAATGATACAGTAGCCAACGCAACGCATGCGGTTAGTGCAGATACTGCAACGCGTGCAAATTCAGCCGCAACGGCGGATAACGTCGCAGCGTGCGTAAAAAAGGCTGGCGATACCATGACGGGTACGTTAAAGGTTCCGGGCCTTTCCAATGATCCGATTGATTTAGATTATCTTGCTAACAACAAGGCTGGTTATAGTGGCTTTACGTTCGGCGAATTAAATAACTACCGCATATGGGGTACTGCTTATTGGGGTATTGGCGCCATGTTTCCGTGGTATACAAACCAAGACCGCATACTAGGTACTCAGCTTTATTTTGCTAACAGTAATGCGGCATTTATTCGTTTCGATACAAATACCAAAGGCATGAACGAATGGCAACGCATCGCAACGTTTGAAAACAATAATACCTTAACGTTCCCGAATGGCGCTAAATTGAGGATAGAATAATGCCTAATCTAGTACTAGAAAAAAACGGTCAAACATACCGTTTCGGACTTAATCCAGATAAATCCGTAACAAATGGTAAGGCGGTACCAGTACCATATAACGGCGTTGATTACTACGCACGATATGGAAACGATGCAACACCGTTAAAAATCGAAGTGAACGGCCAGACGCATTATATCCAATATGATGCCATAGAATTTGCGCGCTTTTATTGGGAACGCCGTGCAAGTGATACAAGCGGATACAGTACAACTTTGTTTTTCCCTAAAGGGCGGTATCGCGTAACACTTGACGGCAGAAATAACAGAAGTTGGGATATCAATATTAATGATAGCGGGAATAAAAACGTATCAATCAGTTTCCCCGGCTCTACGAATAACAAGCGTTTAGAATGTTCTATAAGTGGTTCATTTAATGATTACGTCGTATCTGGTTATAACTGGAATAAGGTAACGATTGAACGGATAGGGGATTAGCGATGCAACTTGAAAGCCTTGAAAGCATGATAAAAGACTATGAACGGCGCACGGGTGAACGCGTTAGCCTTGAAGGTTTTTATTTCGATGAAAATAATAACTACAAAGACAAATACAATTACTATTTCAAATGGTTCCCAAATGCTGGGTTTTTATTCTGGACTATCAACGAACATGACGGCGAACGATATTTTACTATCTGGCAAACATACGGTGATATGAAAGTAATAGGTAAATATATTGTTGAAGTAATGAAGATGAATGATCTTGATGTAATTGTAACGGCAACACATCGAAGCGTGCGCGGTTTCATTAAAAAATGGAATATGGAACGTGTTCCAACTATGGACTATACCTATAATGGGTTTGATTACAAAGTACTGAAAACGGTGCGTAAACACCTTGAAGCGACTTTGTAGAAAGGAAAAGCATGTTTAAATTTGACTTGCAATTATTTGGCGGCGGTAAAAAGTCGAAGGTAAGCAGCATCGATGCCAAACTACCTACGGCAACGGCCGACGAAAAGCAACTATTACAAGGCCAAATGGATTGGATTAATAACACCAATCGAAGCGCCAACACCTTGCAAGGTATGGGCGATGCGGCCTTGAATAACGTGATAACGCCAGAATACGGCAATATGTATAATGCGTATTTAGGCGCTAACCGTGGCAATCAAAATGCAATCGGTGCGTTGCAGAACCTTGTAACAACTGCCGGCGCCAAGAATTTAACGGATAACACGCGGTATGCAAATCAGTTAGCGGCCAGCGTTGATAGTATGAACAACGGCGCAAGCCAATTAGCTAATGAATATAACGGCGCTTTATTGCAAAACCAAAATGCAATGGCTAATATTACAAACGGCCAATTACCTACAGGCTATGCAGATGCTAGACGGCAAGCGTTAAACAATGATTTACAGGCAACTGTAGGCAATGCAGTTTCTGGCCTAGCAAGTCGCGGCATTGTGAATTCATCTATTACAGATAATGCATTAAATGATATTAGCAAGAACGCATCTAATACACTTGCAGCACAATATTCAAATGATTTAGGCCAAGCGGCGGCACTCAATACGCAAGCGCTTAATAATAATTTAAGCGGCATCGGTGCAAAAATGGGGCTATGGGGTAATACCTACAATAACAATCAAAACGGCATTATTAATCAAGCAAATCTAATGAACCAAGGTTATGCAAATCAGATGAATAACGCCGGCACCGCAGCGGGTTTAGTAGGCCAACGCGAAGGGTTAGCGCAAAACCCTATTAACACAGGCGCAACAACACAAAGCGCAGCTATTCAACCAGCTAAGGATTACTACTCTATGAGTCAGTTGAATAACGCGGATCAAGAAGATTTACTTAATAGATTTATGTCATTACGCTATGGACTAGCACAACCAGCACAAACAATGGTTAAGCAAGGTTCTGGCGGTTTCTTTGGAGGACTTATGAAAGGTTTTTGTTTTGTAGCGGGTACTGAAATTGCAACGCCAGACGGTGGCAAGGTTATTGAAACGTTTGTAAATGGTGATACTGTTATCACGTTGGGTGCGGTTAATGATGTAATTGCATTGCATGATATGGGCGAAAAAGAAACACATCGCCTTGAAACTGTATCTTTTGGCGTAACAACTACAGGCACGGAAAAGGTATTGACTCCGGAAGGCTTGAAATTAGTTAGTGAGTTGGTAGTTGGCGAAGTTATTATGACGGTTAATGCTTATGAACCTGTTACACTCAGCGAAGCAACCGGCAATACTGAACACGTATACGAATTGCAATGTACTGGTGATAACTTATTCTATGCTAACGGCATTATGGCGGAAGGTATCAACGAAGAAGAATTGAAAGCTATTGCCGAAGCACCAGAAGAAGCACCGGAAGAAACACCGGAAGAAAAGCCGAAAAAGAAAACTACAAAGAAATCTAACAAATCTGATGAACCAGTAGACGAAGAAAGCGAAGAAAACAAGAAAGTAGAGGAATAACACAATGGGCGTTATTTATTTACAAGACTATAACCCGTGGGAAAGTTTGGGCGAATTGGCTGGTTCGTTTGGTAAATATCGTTTGGGGCAAATCCAAAATAACCGTATGGCGCATGGATACCAAGACATGTTAAACGGTGGCGAACAAACACAAAGACCAGCGCAACCAATTCCAACGCAAGGGCAATTCAATTCCAGCCAATTTGTTAATAACGCAATGCGTAATAATTCATTCGGTGCGCAAGCGGTAGCAAATAATCAAGGCTTATGGGGCGGTCAAAATCCAGCCGCGCCAGCGCAACCGATGCAAGCTAACACAGATGCGCCAAGTAATCCGGTTACGGATCAGCGCTTTAACGCTTATATGAATGAGCCAAGCCCTATGATGCAACAACAATTAAAAGCACAGGCAGCACAGGCACCACAAATGCCAGCAACGCCAGCGCAACCGCAACAAAACACAGGGTTATGGAATTTTCAAAATCTAAATAATACTGGTATTAATACAGGGTTACCGCAATCATATCAAGAAATGATGCAGCAACGGGCGAACGTACCTTTTCATGGGGCGCCCAATTCGGCCGTAAATGGTAACGCCGATGCGGATAAAGCGCCGGGCCAATACTCTATACCAGATAAAGCAAGCGTAACAAGCGAAGCACGTAAACAACTAGGGGCCAATACGTTGGCCCTAGTTAAAGCCGGTTTTGATTTTAAGACGGCGCAAGGTTTAGCCAGCGAACAATATCAAACCGACGTTAATAATATGTACATGAAGCAAGTTAACGACTATCAAGAAAAAGTGCTTGAACCAATGCGCCAGCAAATCATGAATAATCTTGTATTTACGCAAGATAAAGACGGAAACCCGGTTGTAGATACCTATAACACAAAACGGGTTAAAGGTTTAGCGCCAGCCGTTGCAAGATACAATTATCTAGCAAGTAAAGTAGGCGCTGGCACTATTGATATGAATAACTTGAATTCTATTGCGGCACTTGATAAACCGGATTACAAATTTAGTAGTGCACAAAACGGCCATATTGTACGTTACAACATGGGCGACGGTACTATTCAAGATATGGGCGGTTATGGCAAGGTTGAAACAAAACAATTTGCGAACGGTCAAGTTATCGTTATGACACCAGACGGCCAAATGAAAAATATCGGTAATTTCGGCGCTAAAAATATCAAGGTTATGCCAGACGGTAAAACGTATATTGTTGGTACAGACGGAAGCATGAAATTTGTTGGTACGCATGTTAAACCGCCAACGGCTACACAAACAGGCACAAGCGGATACAATGCGCAAGTATTAAGAACTTTATCCGCCCAGCATACTGCATGGGTAAAAGCTAACCCGGATAAGGCAGAAAACGAAAGTCCTTATTACGGGCAATTACAAAGCGCATTAAGCGGTGCGCCTACTGCTGGCGGTGCTGGTGCTGGCACGCCAACGGTTAAACGTCAGCCGACATATTCCAGCGAAGAACAAGCAGCAATTTCCAAGCGAATGAACGAACTATCAGCGCAAGGCTGGAGCGACGACCAAATAGCGGCGGAACTTGATGCGGCCGGATACGGTCAATATAAATCGTGGTTAAAATCTTATTAATAAAAGGGGTAGACTATGGGTGCGTTTGATGATATTACAAGCCAATACGGCAAGGCAGCTGGAAACGGTAACGCCTTTGAAGATATAACAACCGAATACGGTTATGACGTAGGCAACGCGCCCAAGCCTACGTTTTGGGATAGCGTTAAAAACAATGCCGAATACGTTGCTAATGGCGTTAAAAACAATATCGAATGGATTGATAAAACCGGCAAAGAAATTAATGACAATGTTGGTAATACGTTAATAAACTGGAAAAATGATGTAGTAAACAAATCCAATAATCTAGGCAATGAATATTCTAAAAGTGCTGCTAATGCCCTTGAAGCTAATGGAGATAATTTTTCTTCATTTGACGATAACGGCGACTTTGTAAACGAATATGCAACACCGGGCCTAAATAAAGCAAGGGTTGAAACATATAACACCGCAGTTGGCAAGCCGGCTGGATATCTAGCAATTACTCCTTATGTTCCACCACCGGTGCGAATAGCTGCCGGCGTCCTTGCTGCTCCTACGATTGCAAGTGATACGGCGGATATGTATAACGCCAATGAAGCCGCAGAAAATGAAGGAACGGCACCAGACGGGATTTTAGGGAACAAATATGTTGCTACGGCAAAAAATGTTTTAGTAGACCCAATCGCGGAACCGGTTGGGCGTTTGGTTGATGATCCGGGCGAATTCGCAAAGAATATTGCCATGAACCCTACTAATTTATGGGATAACGTGTTTTTACCGGTTGGCATGGTTAAAGGCGTAACGCCTAAAAAGGTATCTGGCGCAATCGGTGAACGTGTAGGACGTGCAGCGGAACATATCAAAGAAAAGGCATCTAACGCCTTTGAAGATATTGGCGAACGTTTTACAAAAGATACACCAAAACTTGAAGCAGGCATTACCTATAATGCGTTTGATGATATACCAGTACCGGAAGAACTAGCAAATGCAGTAGAACCGCGCGAATACTCCGAAGGCGGTTTGAACGGTCAACCTATGGAAGGTGAAACCGGTAATATCCAAGCAGATATATATAACCGGTACCGTCAAAATGGGTTGAGCGACGTTGAAGCGGCTGCCATGACTGGCAATATCGGCGCAGAAAGTAGTTTCAATACGACCGTTACAAGTGGCGACGGTTACGGCTCTCGTGGTTTGGTTCAATTTACTGGTGATAGATTGAACGGCGAAAAAGGTTTGTTAAAATTTGCGGAAAGTCGCGGATTAGACCCATGGGATTGGAGAACGCAAGTTGATTTCAGCGTATGGGAATTACACAATACCGAAAGCGCTGCACTTGAAGCAATGCGGGCAAGACCAGATGCAACACCGGAAGAAATGGCCGTTATCATACGGAAAAATTACGAAAGACCAGACCCAGCAGTTGCACATGATGATGTACGGGCGCAAATTGCTAAAGAAACATTCGACGGCAACTATGGTAAATATGAAAATAGGCCACGTGATAATACATCGTTTAAAGATAATACGCTAGACCCTAACTATAGAGGAAATGAACAACCGTTTAAAGATGAGTTTATAGAAAACGAAAAATCTGTAAATGGTGAAGAACCACATACAGATTTAAACAGTTTTGTAGAAAATACCGATAAAAAACAGGTTAAAACAGAAGATTTAGGTATAAACTATCAAGGCGAAGGCGAAACGACCCGTACAGGCGAAATAAATGAATTTCAGCCGAAAGACCGCATAAATACTGACTTTGTAGAGGGTGAAAAACCTAAGTTTGAAGAAAAAGCATTTGAAAACGATGCAAGTACTCAATTTAGGTATGAAGAAGATGCACCAAACGAAAGTTTACGAAATGCACTTGACGATTTACCGCAAAAAGCAAAAGAAACTATCATAAACGAATTAAAAAATGATGCATCTGAACCACGATATACCGAATTAGAAAATAAAGTACAATCTAATACGGAAATATTGAAAGATTTAAACAAAGCCACAAAGCCAGATATTCCCAAAACGGAACTTGATGCGGTTAAGGTTCGATTATCTGAAAGCCTAGACGTACCAGTTGAACGATTGAATAACGAATACATGGAAACGGTTCGCCGTGATCGTGCTGCCGAACTTATTGCAGATACGCAAGAGTTAAAATTAATGCAAGCAGAACCGGCAGAAGGTGGCGTGAGCAAATACGCGCAGCAACCTAGCCAGCTATTAGACAATGCAACGCATGAGCAAGTGCACGAAGCCGTGGTGAAAGCATTTGACGGTAACGAAGCTATGGCAAATCGTTATTTAGAAAGTAAAGGCGTTAGACCTACGGAACCGCTACAATATAGCGTTAAAGGTAACGAAACGCCACATACTGGTATCGATGAAGTAGGACGTTTAGGCCGAAGTGTAACGCGTAGGGAAATATTAGATGCAGTCAATCACTTATTTAATCAACGCGTTAAAAGCGGCCGTTTGGGCCGTCCTAACGTGCGCGGTTGGTATAACACAAAAACCGATGTAATTCGTAGTGGTAATTATGGCGAAATTCCAGTTATCATGCACGAATTGGGGCATTATGTAGATAATTATTTCGGTTTCAGTAAAGATGCACGGTTCAATACCGAATTTAATGGCGTTATTCAAAACCGTTTCGGTAAAGCGTACAACAAATTAGGCGATGAAGGAATACGCGGGGAAGGTTACGCAGAATTCTTTAAGGACTATGTAAGTGATCGCGCAAAAGCAAAACGGGAATTTCCAGAATTCTACAATCATTTTACGGAAGCAATCGCAAAAGAACCAGAATTGAACGGTATAACCAATAAATTATCGCAGCTGGTTCATGAATGGCACCGTCAAGGTGGCGCGGAACGTGTTAAGGGCAGTATTTCGTTTGAAAGTAAAGGTAAAGTAAGCCAAGCTATTGATGCGGTTAAGCGTGGCGAAGCTAAAGACGTAATCAAAAAAGCATTAAACGATGTATACACTAAAGCCGTTGATGAATTGAACCCGTTGAAGGATTTAGTTGAAGAAGTCGAACGTCAAACAGGCGAAAAGATTTCGTTTGATGATAATCCTTATATGCAAGCGTGGTTAGCGCGTGGTTGGGTTGGTAAAGCTGAAACACTTATTGAACACGGTGCGCCGGAACATGGCATAAAATCACTCAAAGATATTTTGAAAGGAATAGGCGAAAAGGAACATAAGGATTTCTCCGCATATCTTGTGGCCTTGCATGATTTAGACCTACATAAAAACAAACAAAAAGCAACGTTTGATTATACCGAAGATGCTGCCGTTCTAGGTAAGCACACCGGAAACGAACGCTTTCAAAAGGCAGCAGCTGCAATATATAAATATCAAGATTACATGTTACAAATGTTAGTTAAAGAAGGCATGCTAACTGCCAAGGCGTATCATACAATGCGTAAAATGTACCCGCATTACATTCCATTTTTCCGCGACATGTCAGATGCTGGCATGCAATCGTTTTTATCTGGCGGAAAGGGTTTTGTTGATGTATCTAGTCCGGTAAAACGTTTCAAAGGCAGCACGCGTGATATTATTGATCCGTTGGAAAGCATCGTAAAAAATACATTCCAATTCTATAACGCAGTAGAACGCAATCACGTTGGGCGTACATTTGCAAAACTAGCCGATAAAAACGGCGTAGGGCAAATAGTGGAACGTGTAAATGGTAATAAAGCAAAAACTGATAATACATTTAACGTTTGGGAAAACGGCGAAAAAGTAACGTATGAAACAACGCCGGAACTTATTCAAACGATGCGCATGTTAGATAAAGAACAATCAAACATGGTTGCCAAAATCTTATCGTATCCGGCCAACTGGTTACGTGCTGGCGCTACATTATCACCAGAATTTATCTTGCGAAACCCTGTACGCGATATGATAGGCGCATCTATTTATTCTAAACATGGTTTTATTCCTGTAGTTGATACTTTCAAAGGATTGGCACTATTCCTTAAAAAAGGCGAATTATATTGGGAATATATGAAGTCCGGCGCAGCACATGCGGCAATGGTTTCATTAGACCGCGACTATTTAGGCGGTCAATTACGCGATATTATGAGCCGTGAAAGTAAGGTTACTAAGTTGATTAAAAACCCTATTGAAGTGTTACGCGCCATGAGTGAAGCAACAGAAATGGCAACACGATTGGCGGAATTCGATAATGCAAGAAAGGGTTATACTGGGGTTAGTAATCGCCTATTTGGGAAAGATAGGAAGCCTTTAACTGCAAGAGAAGCAGCACTTGAAAGCCGTGATATAACACTAGATTTTAGCCGTAGGGGTTCACATGTAAAAAAGGCAAATCAAGTAATAGCCTTCTTTAACGCTACAATCCAAGGTGCTGACAAAATGGCGCGTGCTTTCAAGGAAGACCCGCGCGGCATGACGGTTAAAACTATGCTATATATCACGTTACCAAGTATTTTGCTATGGTATATGAACAAAGACGACGAACGTTATCAAGAGTTGCCACAATGGGAAAAAGATACATTCTGGATTATTCCGGGTAAAGAAAATATGTATAGGGTTCCTAAGCCGTTTGAAGCTGGCGTGCTATTTGGTACATCGTTTGAACGTATGTTACAGTATTTTGACGATGCAAAAAACAACCGTAAAAGCGTAGGCTTTAAAGGGTTCGGTGATAGGGTAATTGATAGCCTTGCACCTAGTTTTATGCCTACTGCCATGATACCGGTTGTTGAAGCTATGACAAATTACTCTTTATTCAGACAACGGGATATCATTCCGCAATCTCAAGAAAACTTGCCGGCACACCTACAATATGGCGCTAATACAAGCGAGGTAGCAAAATTTGTAGGCGATAAAATAAACGTTTCACCGTATATTGTAGATAACACAATAAGAGGGTACGGCGGCGGACTTGCTGGGTTAGGTTTGAGCGGTATTGATGCGATATCTGGTGCAAAAGAAAACAATGCATCTAAAAAATGGTACGAAGCGCCGGGATTAAGAGGGTTTACGGCGGCACCTTATCAATCATCTAATAGCGTGCAGCGTGTTTATGATGATTATAAGGAACAAGAGAAATTGCATAATGAATTTAAACTAACGGGGCAACGTCCGGACGGATACGATGCCAAAGAATTCGCAAAACTCAAAAATGCTAGTGATAGCTTAAAAGGTTTGAACAAAGCATCTAAGGCGATCATTAATAATGAACGCATGAGCGGCGAACAAAAGAGGGAACAATTAGACAAAATCAATATGAGAAAAGCCAATATAGCGCGTAGCGTTTATGGATTGGGTAAGGTTAAATAAAGGGGCGCATAATGGAGTTTATTGTAAATTTTTTTGTTGAGTGTTGGAACTCTTTAACGGAAGGGTTCGTATTGAAGGCAATATTAAGTTTTGCGGCAGCCGTTGCAATATGGCTTATTGGAATTAAACACGTCCAGATTTTGGGCGTGTTTATTTTATTGGTATTCATCGACCTTTTCACTAAATGGGCGGCTATTGCCTATCAAATGTTAATTGATGAATACGGATATGATAAAGACCAAATGGCGGTATGGGAAAAATACCGTGCAATACCGTTGGCGTTTGAAAAGGGCTTAATTTCGAGCCGATACATGCGAAAAGGTTTTGTGTTCAAAATTTTAACGTATGTAGCGGCTACAATGGCAGCCGTATTATTCGATGAAATGAGCGGTCAAAAGCAATTCGCAGTATCGCTTGTTTGGTTGTATTTGGGTTCCTGTGAATTCCTATCTATTATGGAAAACCTACGCGACGGCGGAAATGCTATGCTAGGTAAATTCCTTGATTTAATCCGAACAAAAATTGAAAACAAGGTGAAATTATAAGGGGGTACCATGAGGGGTATTGATGTAAGCGAAAATAACGGTGTAGTTGATTGGGGCGCAGTCAAAGCTAATGGGTTTGATTTTGCGATTATTCGCATCGGTTATGGTCGCGGTAATTTAGATAGTGAATTCTATAACAATATTAATGGCGCTATTAATGCCGGTTTGGCAGTTGGGGTATACCATTATTCCTACGCCATGAACGAAGAACATGCAGCAGATGAAGCCGAATTCATATTGAATACACTTAATGATGCCGGCTTAACTATTGACAAGTTGCCTATGGGCGTATGGTTTGACATGGAAGATGCGGACGATTACAAGGCGGAACATGGTATGCCAACGGATCAGCAATTAACAAATATTTGTAGTGTATTCATCAATAAATTATGGCAAGCTGGTTATGTTAATACTGGCTTATACGCTAGTTATGACTGGTTAGTAAATGTATTAGACGTTAGCCAGTTGGGCGGTTGCGCTATTTGGTGTGCACAATTAAATAGTCAATGCGACTATGAAGGCGCTAATTTGTGGCAATATACATTTACTGAAAACATTGAAGGTAAGGAATTTGATGCGGATTTAGTATTGAATTGGCCTATCTAACGGGGGTATTTTATGGATACTATCAAGCAATTCATAAAGGCGTATTTACCGGTTATCACAGTTGCATTACTTATGCTGCTGGTGGTAGTTGCTGGATTATTCGCTTATAACGTAATGCATACCAAAAAGCTGCAAGAACCGGTTATTATCAATCAGACCATAGCGAAGAACCCGCACAAAATGGCGGATACATTAAAAATCACGCCGAAGGAAGCAACGGAAGTTATTTCCTATAAGGAAAATACTGAACCTGTGGCAACGTATTATACACAGGCGCCAACGCTACATGATGCGGCAGTCATTACAAAAAACGCTATCAAGGATAAATCGCCGAACATTCCAAAGGAAGCTATAGAAAAAAGCGATAGAACCGCAGTTGTTGAAAATACCGATGAAAACAAAGTTGACGTGTACAAAATTAATCTAAATAAAGCACATCGCATAATGGGTGGCGTTACAGTACTGGAAACAGGAAAGGTATACGAAACTATAGGGTATCAAGCGGGCGACTTTCAAGGTTTAGCGCATTTTGACGGTAAGCATTTCAAAGGAGCCAGCGCGCTTTATACATTCGCGAAATGGTAGGTGATCCGATTATCTCCGCTCCGTACGGTTTACGGTGAAGTGTAATTCATTTAATGAAAGGGTATATAATATGAAAACATTTACATTTGAAGGCAAAACTCATATGTTCGCGGAAGAAGTAGAACCAAAGAAAGACGGTTTATATACCGCAACTTTAACAGACCATAACAACGTACGTTGTGAAATGTGGTTTGTAAACGGCGAATTGAAACGCCTTGTTGAATTAGATTAATGCTAAAAGGGGTACCATAGCGGTACCCCTCTTTTTTTTGTTTGACGGCAAAAATACGGCAAAAATTTTATGTAAAACTATATAATTTTGTGGATACAAATTTTAAAAATTTGTTTTGGACAATCAGTTAAAACCTACAATATGCTATTTTATGGATAAAAAGCATCATATACGATATAATAAATGAGATATAACAAAATGCCTATAAAACGCCTTGTTTAAAGTGTATTTGTGTTTCAACGGCAAAAATTCGGCAAAAATAATTAACCAAAAATATTGGCAACTTTATCGGCTGCCTTTAGTCGCATATCATCTGAAAAATGAACGTATGTTTTTAATACCGTTGGTAGACTATCACCTAATAGGGCGGATACTGTTTTAATGTCTACGCCGTTTGATAATAATTTAGTTGCGTACGTATGGCGTAGATCATGAATGGAGTTATTAGGTAAGAAACTTTTCATAATTTGCGATGCGCCCCAGCTGCTGCTAATTCTATTATTAAAAAGGCGGCCAGTTGAATATGTTCCTTTGTAATCTTTCAATATTCTTGCTAATACTGGCGGTATAGGTAGTTGCCTATAACTATTTTTTGATTTAAGCGGTTTTAACGCATATTTATTGTAATCAATAGCGCCGAATTGCTGCACTACATTAATTGTATTACTATCTAAATCTACGTTATCCCAAGTAAGGCCAATAATTTCGCCGTATCTCATGCCAGTATAGGCAGCAATAGAAAATATAATATAGTATTTATAGTTTCTATCCTTTACGGCGTTTAAAAATGTTTCTATTTCTATATCTGATAATGCTTTTATTTTAATAGGCTTATTGTTTTTAAAACGCGGTATTACTTTTAATTCATTTATTGGAATTATTTTATATTGATATACCGCATAGCTAAATAAACGCTGAATTATACCCAAGGCAAGGTTTTTGGAAGCCGTTGCGTATGTTGTGTCATTTAATATGCGTTTCACTTGATACGGCGTAATATTCGCAATTTTTTCGCTAAATATAGGTTTAAATATATCAAACGTACGAACATAAGCGCGGTATGTATTAAATGCGCGCGGCTTGTTTTCTCTAATATAAATGTTAAAAAAATCAATAAGAGTTATATTTCTAAGACTATCATCGGTTGCGGTGATAGTCTTTTTTAGTTTATCAATGATCGTTTGAGCGTTGATTTTTGCCGCCTTTTGCGTTTCAAAACCCTGTTTGGATTTCTGGCGCCATCGGTTGCCGTCCTTGTATGAAACGATACATTGATACCCTTTATCCTTTTTTCTTATCGTTATATTGCATTGCATCGTCTAATTCCTCTATTGAATATTTGGCTATATAATGCGCGGCAACAAATAAAGCTAATAATATAATCGCTAATATATATCTATGTTCTTGCCACGGCACAAGGCCCAAAGCCAAGCCAATAATTAAATAAATAACACTTTGATAAAAGGCTACATTAATTGCATCTTTTTTACTCATGATATACCCCTTTATTTAACAATATATGCGCGAATGTATCCGCATCATGTTCCAGTTTTGTACGTAAATCCGCATCTATTTCCTTAAATAAATCATAATCCTTATGAAGAAATATATGCCCTAATTGATGCGCAAGCGCTATACGTTGCTGGCGCCTACTTAACCGGCTATTAATAATAATAGCCTTTTTAATCTCCGGTTTAATCTGTATACCGCTAACGCAAACCGGCAACGGCTTATATATAACTTTAATGTTTAATTTACTTGCTATGTGGCGCGGTTCGTTTGAGCCGTGCGAATTAATCAAATCTAAGACAAAAGAACACATATTGAACATGCTAACAATTCCCCTTGAATATATTAATCGTCTAATACCGCTTTTAACACTTTGGATATTTTAGCTTTTTGCGATGCCGTCAATTCACGATCACCGTAATAACAAATTAAAGCATTATCCGTAATTTTCTTTAAATCAATACAATTATCTTGCTTTTTGACTTTAGGCGTTCCCTCTACGCCGTCGGTAAAATAACCTATTGGAACACCGAAATATTCCGATAATATTTTAATATTTTTTAAACTAGGATTGCTTTCTCCTTTCTTCCAACGTGAAAATGCACTTTGCGGAATTTTGGTGTCTTTTGAAATTTGATATGCTGATACGCCTGTTTTTCGCATTAATTCTTCGATTTTGTTGTATAGCATAATGTACCTCGCTAAATATAAACAGACTATTTAACATTTTTAAAAAGTGTTTACTAGACTACTTACTAAAACGGAAGTACAATATAGCCATAAGGTACTTATGAAATCGTAAGTGTCTTGAAGTTTTGATATAGCAAGTGTGGCGTCGAAAATCATCACTTGCTATATCGCAAGTATACCATTTTAGAAAGCGGGGTGTAAACCATAAAAACAGTAACAAAAAATGTTTTTAAACTCATGGATAGCAATGGTATTACCGCTTATAAACTATCCAAAGAAACGGGAATTTCCGAAAGTGTTATTTCCCGTTGGCGTAGTGGTGAACAATCGCCAAGCCTTAGCAGCCTTGTAAAGGTTGCGCACTTCTTTAATTGTGGTTTATCGGAATTGATGAAAGGGGTTACGAAATGAAACTGACGTATACAGTCGAAGAAGTTGCCGACGTACTAGGTATATCAAAATCTTCTGTATACAACTTGCGAAACGCTGGCACAATTCACCAGCTAACAAAATTACCTGGCGTTTTATTTTCAGTCAGAGAAATTCAAGAAATAGCCGGATTAGAAACCGAAATAAATGCGGTTAATTACCGGGCATTAAAAGCAGAAAATGAAGCATTGGCCGAAGAAAACGCAAAACTAAAAAACAGTATAAAAAAAATCACCA